ACTTTCCAATTATTCATAACTAAAATACCTCCATAAAAACAAGTAATAAAAATAACCCTATTAATTATAGCTAATATCGGCTATAATAAAACTACCAGATAGGGAAAGGGGAAAAGATGTACATCTTAAAAGCAATAGGCGAACGCATAAATAACGGAGAACTTGAGAAACATGAATTGTATGTTACTGCTCCGACCATTAACGAATGTTTTGAGAAGCTAGTAAAATATAAAGGCACAAGCGATATGTACATAAAAGTTGAAAGTGTTTATTTAGTATAGGGGGATTAAAATGACACATCGTAATTTTAATTATTCGCTTGGTAATTATACCGATGATATAACACTAGATTTAAGACTTTCTGATCGTATAAAAATTTCAGACGAGGTGATAGATACCGCACTAATGATCACAATGAACGAATTAATGAAAAACTTAGAACTAACAGAAGAACAGGAAGAGCCAGAATAGAGGCTCTTCTTTTTATCTCAAGTTCAGCAATTTACACATCTTAAAATAGTTTTCACGCAAAACAGGGCTTTCGAATCGCACTACCCCGTTTAAGTATAACCTTTTCAACGTGCGTATAAACTCGCGTGAATTTTCGAGCGCGATCATGTTCAAGTCATAATCATCAATCGTTAACGCGATTACCTGTTTGTCGGCTGGTACCCTATCGTTAATAAAATAAATAAAACTAGATTCATCGTACCAGCAAGCAAAAATATAATCATTGAACTTAAACCCGTAGCGATACTTAGCTGTAGAAGGCTTTTTGGCTATGAACTTGTCTGTAGCATTGGTGAACTTATTACCAGTAATATAGTCGCCGTACTTAGTACCATCAGCAATAGCACCGCCGATAGTATTCAACGATTCATCTTGAAAAGTTTCAGGCGGTACATAGTCAACTAATAAAATAATGTCTGCACCGTCTTTTGTTTTACCTAACTTATATTGTGTGTAACCCTTTTTCGGCTCGTTTTTAATATGCAAGAACCTAAACAACGGGTTTACGATATTACAGGAGTTCGTTAACAAGAAAAACGTTACATCACGCCTTTTACGTGAAATGGTAATAAGCAATGACAGTATAGCCCCTACCTCGTCAACCAGATAACCAGGCGGGCGGTTATTTTCGCGTAAATACTCGTCCCAAACTATATATTTTACTTTAGGAAACGGCACACCTTTATAGTCCTGATAGCGCGAAGCAATTAAAAGATAGCAAAAAGTTCGCCACTCGGGCTTTTCTTTATCTTTAGGCCTTTTGGCTATTTGGTATTCTGTCCCTACCAACCTAAAAACATAGTCCTTGAACTCTGCATCGGTTGCCACGTCTGAAAACACATACTTTTTAACAGCCTTTAATTCTGGCTCGTAACGTCTGATATAAACGCACTCTTCACCATGTTTTATAAAACGTTTAACACAATGTTTAAGCGTGGTGTATGTTTTACCAATAGAACGCGCACCAGCGACCATTACAATGCTCGCATTGTAAGAAAGTGCCTTGTTTATGTTCCAATACTTACTCATGACCTAGATATTAACATATCGCCTTATCTGCCAACTGTTCCAATTATAATTGCCTGCACAATACGCGTTTGCATCTTCTCGTAGTTTAGGCCCCTGGCCTGACCCGTGACCAATACATTGGTTATTGCCAATATACATTTCTACATGTGTCGTATTAGACCCATAGCCAAAAATTATTAAGTCCGCTGGCTGCATTTTATCTTCTGGCAGATTGCCACCACTTCCCGTTGCTATCTGCTGACCCTGCTCCGCTTGCGCACCTGTCCAGGTGCCTATCTCTAGACTACAAACTTTTTGGTAGCAATACCAGCAGAACCCGCTACAGTCGGTATACCCCGACGTTTCAGGCGATAAGCGCCCCGCTCCCTGGCTGTATTGGAATTTGCCTAAACAAGATCTCGCGAACTCTACCAATTTTTGTTGCGCTTCTGTACCTGTAGCTGATCCGCCGCCCGTGTTTCCGCCTGTGATAGCTTCGCCCGTGTTATTAAGTGATGGCTTCCAGGTTTGAGGGGAGACGGGTACACATATAAGACCGTTTTCTAGGCCGTCGGTACCGTATATCGTAAGTGTATTATTATAAAGCGTAATATGAGAAATAACATTAGCCATTTCTTGCGTTCCGCTATTTTCGCCGCCCTCACCTGTACCAGCGCCGCCATTTTGCCCAAAATCGGGGGGCATGCTCTCACCATCCCACTCGTTTAAGCGATTGTAAACGGTAGTATAGCGCGTTCGGTATCGCCCTAATACCCCATTGTTTAAACATACCTGGTAAATTCTATCAAGCGTAGCACTACCGCCTGCGGTTGCTACCACCTGACCCGCACTTCTTGGGCTTTGGTGGTACATGCTCATAGCGAAAATTAAGGGCTTGGGATTGTCTTGTGACAATCCCCACCCCTCAAGCGTTGGAATGTACCCCTCAAAATCGGTTATGGCTTGGTTTTCTTGAACGATATGCGATTCCGTGGAAGCGAATGCGTTTGACACGCTCTCGCCCTCCGTCTGACTTAAATAGCGGCTATTCCAATAACCGCTATTTTGGTCATTGCTCGAAAGCGAATTTTTCAGACTATCCGCCAACATTTCGAAATCTGTCGGGCGCTCCGATTGCATACGGTTAAGCAATGCAGCGGCGCGAGTACCGTACCACTGCATCATACCTATAGTAATAGGGTCATTGTAGTTTACTGATTGCCAGTTCCAATTACTTTCAACTTCACCTATTACGTACATGGCATAATAGCATATTGTTCTAGTATCAGGCATATTTTGACCTTAATACGTAAGGGGGACACCTAAATAAATTTCGCACTGTATATACTGTGTTAAATACTGCTGTGATTGTTCGTTAGAAGATTCAAGAGCGTACAAATATATATATCCATCAGTTCCTATTGCAAAGCCTGCCGATGCGCTGAAACCGCTTCCGCTTGATTTCATAGAAATTCCCGTGTAATTACAAAAATAACCAGCAGCCAGTGTTCTATTTATAGCTTTAATCTTGGATTTAATACCGTACACACCGGTTAGCCCAGGAACGAGTACTTTTGGCGTTGATTTAGCACACGATAAATCACCGAAAAATTTTATAATCGTTTCATCTGTGTTTTTCATTAAATACATTTTCCCAAACGTGCCTACATTGTCGTATATATCGGTACTATTATATCGTTGTGAAGTAAATATAAATTTTTCATTAATCTTGGAAACATTATTATTAGTTGTCTGCAACCCTGTTTGCAACTTGCCAATATTGCTGTTGGCAGTATCAAGACCCGATTGCAGCGTTGAAATATTACCGTTTGCAGTGCTCATCTGTGATTGCAGCGTAGTAATCTGCGTACCTTGCGAGCCTGTCAAGGTCTGCAATGCGCTAATCTGCCCCTGCATCTCTGTAATGTCTTCCGTTGGCACAAGCCCCGCAACTGATGCGAGGGCGGCATCGGTTGCGTTTGCGAGTGCGTTATAGTCAGTTACCAGATCGAAAGCGTTAGTTCCTAAAATAGTTGGTAAGCTGTAGTTTGTAGTAGCCATTATTAAGCCTCCTTAGTAGTAATGGCGCCGTATTGGTCAAGATCTCCGTAAGTGGTGATCTTTTCATACGAACTTATTGTACCCTGTAATTGTCGTACTGTTTTTTGTACTTGTACAAGTGCTGTATGCAGCCCTGTAACGACGGTTTGCAGTTGCTCCAATTTAGAATTTCCACCAGAAGTAATATCATGCATGGCGGTATCGATAGCATTCATCATGGCGTTTATGTCGGTTACCAAATCTATAGTATCAGTCGCGTTAAGCGTTGGTATGTTGTAGTAAGGTGTTGCCATAGTTAAACTCCTTTATAAGTAATGGCGCCGTATTGGTCGAGCTCGCCGTAAGTGGTTATAACACTAGGATATTTTGGTTGCATTTGTTGCCATTCTTTAACGGGGTAAGGTTTACACCGCTCTAAAACTTGCTGATAATTTCCATAATCAACACCAACAAAAACAACGGCGGCATACATGCATAGTTGGTATTGTGTATAACTTGATAATGCGGTTTTAACTTGATCGTAAGTATACTCTTTCTCAGTTCCCCATGCTTCTACTTCATCGTAACTAGCAGCATAGGGACGGGCTGCGTTGAATAACTGCTGGTCAATATAGGGCGCGTATTGATTATTGCCGTCACAAACAGGGCTTAACCATTGTGAGATACCCGCCATTATTGCTTTAATCTGTTCACTTAACTCCTCGTAGTTTTCCGCTATTTGGTTTTTCAAAATGTTATACAGGGTATCAGTATATTCTTTGGCTTGCTCTAGGTTGTCAGCTAGACCAGCGTCAAGAATAGACTGTGAAACCGCTTCATCATTGATCTTAAGAATCGCCTGCAAAAGCCATTGTATCTGGTCTTCAAGACGGATTGCATACTTCCAACTTGGCGGTAGTGGATACTGGTAGCCCTGGTATGCAAAATCAAAATCGCCAGGGTAATTTAACATACTCATTTTAATACCTCCTTACTAATACGTTTGAATAAAACACGGTTCCAATACGCCAAAAACAATTTGCAGCGCATTGTTTACGCCTGATAGCCACTCACTTAACGAGGTCGATACCATGTTATTCATGCCATAATGCGTTGCTTCTGTAGTCGCATTGTTCGTATTGGTGCCTGTTGATTGCGTAATGTTAGTAGCGTAATTCTCCCCACCGTTCTCATACAATCTATTTTGTGGCGTGTTAGAAAAAATCTGCTCGCTTTCGTTTCCCGCGTTGTTGGTTGTGGTTGATTTATCGCCCGTCATATAAGACAACCAGCTTTCGTCTTTCGCTGCTTTTTCAAGCGCAATAAAAACGGGATTAATCGCTGCCATGTTTTCGTCTAACGCACGATTTAAGAAAAATACAAACTGTGTTGACGTTTGAGCGCTGATTTTTCTATAGCGAAAATGGTTTATAATTTTTTCATTCAACCAATCGCGCTTGGACTCGTCCCAGATTGGATAATCCCTCATGCCTAAATCGTAGCCATACAACCGTAAAACACTATCAAGGTCGGGCGTATCATAGTAATTTTCATAACTACCAGCTATTAGCATTTTTATATCCACCCCTCGTTTCCTGTTAGTGTTGGATAGCGTGCATCGTCAGGCTCTGCCATGTGAGGAACCGCCCACGAGACACTAATAGGCTTTTCTAGCTCAAAGGTACGATTTACTTCCTCACAAAAACGTTCACGGCACATTAAACGAGATCGGCGCAAAAGCATAATCTGTTCATTGTTGCTCATTGCTTCTTTCGTCTGTACACGCTCGCGCTTTTCCGTGTTCGAGTTATCAGCGCCAAAAATGGTCATAGCCAAATCAAGAATTTTCTTCTGATTATTAAAAATATCCTCTGCAATATAGGGCGCTTGTGTCTGCATAACCTCAGGCGTTCCTGTTCCAGGCGCGTCATTTAAGTATAATACCTGGTCGTTACGCTCGAGCTTAGAATACAATTCTTGGTTCGATTTTAACGCCTGTTCGCTCGTGCGGATAATATAGGGCGTTCGTTGCGCGCCTGTGTTCAAATCAGCGATAGCGTCATACGTTGCCAAACGGCGGGCAAAATATTTAATGTGAGAGTTAAGCGGTGTACGGCGCATATTGTCGAAACCGACTACACAATCGCGGGGGCGATAGGTGATATTCTCGCCCTCTCCTACAATTCCCCAGGGCTGATTGTGTCTGATCCAGGTACGGCCAACGGGGCTGACCAGTGTCACCTCGTTAGGGTTGTAATACAGATTATACGTGTCTACAGGCGTGCACTGCGCGAACAAAAAACCTCCGCTTTCCTGAAAAAGTCCACCCATGCCCCAGTTCAAAAAGATAAACTCTAACGCGCGCGGATCAATTCCCGCTGGTAGGTTTTCCCACTTAAAAGCAGCAAGAGCGATATTAGAAAGATAATCTTCCCAGAACATAAAGGCTTGATTATCGTAATACTCATATTTATTAGAATACTTTTCTCGTATCCAATTACGCCCTATTGCCATATCAGATAACGGAATAGGGTAGTCCAACGGGTATTCCCCAGGTTTAAGTTGCTTAGTCATACAATACACCTCCTAACGGGTCATTATCTGCAATATCTATATTACCAATTTTAGTCGCGTCTCTCCACACGGTAACGCCCTTTTCAAAGATACCACGTAACGTTTCTTTAGCGCCCTCGTCTGCTCGTGAACATGTGAGGTATACTTCTTTGCATTGCCAATAGGTAAAGTTTTCCATGCAGTTAAGATTTTCTGGTAAGGTCATGAACTCATGTATTGCGTAACCATAACGCAAAAAATACTCACCTACTACATGTTGCATATTGCTATTGATATTTTTAAAACGGATTGCAATTTCAAAAATGCCGTTACACAAATTAAAACCGTCACCACCTTGCTGTCCGATTACGCTTGGTTGTGATAAGGCCATATCTTGCACGGTCGCGTTAATACCAGCGATTGCGTTCTGGTAGTCTCCTTGTGCTGCCCATTGCGCAAGATCGGCGTTTTGAGTTGCGAAGCCTGATTGTAGGGCTTGGTTATTGTTGAACTGTTCGTTCGCTGCCCAATAGTCAACCCCAGCGCCGACTAATCCCATAACCGCTCCGCCAACATTGCCGCCCGTGAGATTGCCTACGGTGCCTAGGGCTGCGTTCGCAATTCTGCTCGCGTTTTGAACATCCATATTGGCTTGATTATTAGCCAATTGTTGTTGAGCTTGGCTATAGGTAAGTTGTGTTTGTGCGTTTGATTTGTTGAGCGTCCACCCCGCGCCGCTATATTGCCAGTTGCGCGTATTAACGGTCGTAGCCTGATAAAGTATATAGTTGTCGTTAACGATGCTAAAAGTAGGCAAGTTGTTGAACCATAACGCGTTGTCTATATAATTTTCTGGTCGATAGGTGCTCTCACGCCTAGGTTCGCTATCGTCTAAAACAAAGTAATAATACTCTTCGTCTGGTGGCAAATTTCCATCCACGCCAACATCACTACCATAATAGGGCACGTAAAATGCAAGGCGCATATACGGCGGAGCCGCGCAAGCTACTTGACGCAAAGCTAGAGAATATTCGTTAGTGAGTTCGGGCTTTAATAAAAGCGGGCTACCTGTGTAATTGGTAAGCTCAATAACCGAGTAAGGATAACATAACAACTTTTTTAGGTTCCTATAACGATTGCTTATAGATTGTCCTAATCGATTAGCAAGCATTTGTCTATCGCTCCAAAACTCCCCCTCGTCGGGAGTGGTACCTAAAAATCGCGCGTTTACGCCGTTTAATTGTACGTCTGGTCCATCAGTTAAAAATGCTTTAGGAAAGAGCGTAACCGATAAAATTGTACGGGCTACCCAGGGAGCCTCACGCAACCTTTCACATAAAATCTTGTAATCATCTGGTCTTAATTCATACACGTTGCACGAGGAAATAATTCCATCGGTAAACTGTCCATCTGATGTTCTAAAAGAGGGGTTGGTGACGGTGCCCCATTCAGCGGCAAGGTCGCCCGTCGATTGGACAATCAACGATAGGCCGTTTCTATCTTCCGCCTCTTCTGATCGATTAACCGATAAATTAAGCACTTCTACATTCGATATGTTGTATTCGTTGCCAATATCGAGCGATTCAGGAACTGAACAATAGCGCCGCCATGTATAAGGGGCATTGTTATTAGCAACGTTACAACTTGCCTGTATAGCGGCGTGTCCCCTAACAACAAACGCCTGAGTGATTCGAAAATTGAATAAATACGTTTGAAATACATCTAATTGTAACGTGATCGCCGTAGTAGACGGGTTAACCATAGCAACCGACGTAATAAAGTAATAAAGTTTTGGCGGTGTTAGCTCTCCTGGTACGGGCTGCTCAGGGTTTTCTACTACACAATAGTTATAGGTATACGCTGCGCTATACGGTAGCCCTAAATTAATAGGCTCATTCGGTTTCAAATACGAGTAATTATCTAGCGTTAACGCGTCATTTTTTAATGAGGCGAAATAATTATCCCTCGTCTCAGGGTCTGCAAAAGAGACAACATCTTTATAAGAAGAATCCCATGTCACGCGGCAAAGCGTGACACGGGATTGTGCAGGCCATGACGAGGGGGTGAATGCGGTTTTCATTTTACCCCCTTAATTCTTATTTTGATGAATAGCCTACCTTATGCAATTCGAGATTAGCAAGCTTAGTATTATTAGCTGCTGCATAGGCCGTAATGTTGAGTGTCTCGTATGTGCTGTTACGGGACACGTGAAGCACATTCTGGCTATCAACATACGTACCCGTGTCAGGCGAAATAACGTTAGGAGTAGGTGCGCTTGTATCAGTCGGAGCGGTCGCGCTCATGTCGGTTATGAGGTAAAATACCGCTTCATCGGTTGAGGTATCATTATAGGTTACTTTCGGCGTAAGCTCAATTTCTGCGCCTGGCTCAAGAACTGCATTATCTTCTACCTTATTAGTAAGTGCAAGGGTAACGCCCGTTACGGTCTTAGCGGTGACGGATCCGAGATTGTCCGCTTCGGTCGAAGAGAACAAAAGCATGTTACGCATGTCAGAAAGTGCATAAGTGCCCCAATGGTGCAGGTAACTAATCCAGTCGCGAGTACGTGGATTATAAATTGTATCGTTTGCTACTAAGTTATCAGCGCAAACATAAGCGCTCGCATCGATGAGCACTGCTTGAGCGCCTCCAATGTCGAAATCGTCAACAACAACAGTGCGGTCAGCGATAAAGTTTGCTTTGTCCATATGGAAGGCCGCCGCTAATACTTCTACGTCTAAATAAGCAAAGAAGGCGGGAGTACCCAAAACTACCAGCTCGTCACTAGATACAGGCATATGCTTAGGATTGTATACCGTTTTGATAAAATCGCGCATCATTAAATAATGTTCACGCATAGCTACCGCGATTTCTTTACCAGCCGCTTCTTTGTCGCTAGCAGTTGCAATATCAGGTACTTTAACAGTTGGCATTGTCCAAGCATCATGTGCGCCCTTTACGAGATTGCGCATAATCAAGTATTCGTCCCACTGATCGGACTTTAACGGTGTCGCGAGAATATCATTAATCATAGACGATAGGCCGCCATCGTTCACGAAAGCCTGGCGCAACTGATCGCGATTGTAGCGCATAGGGTAAACGTCTTGGCGGTTCATCGTGTAGTAATTTACCTCAATATCGGGCTTAGGCGCTCCAAATGGATTGGTATTATTGGGGTCATAATGCTCTGCCTGAATTAATCCCGTCTGAATTTCCTGAATAACCCCGCCGAACTGCTGTTCTCCTCGCTTTAGTGGTGCGAGCGAGTTACGAAATGAATTAGTCTGAAAAACCGTAAGGCCGATACGGTTTACAAGCAAATCGCAAAACTCATTCATGATTGGACTATACGCGTCCAATGTTTCAAAAATTTTCGCAATGTTGCCGCGCGTTGCCGCGGGGATACGCTCTTTATACCCCGCCGACGCTTCACTTCGTACCATGTTAAGCACTTCGGTATTGGTAAATGTTAGGCTTGCTGGCATTTAATCCTCCTTCAATAGATTTTCTTTTACTTTATCTTCAATAGTCATTTCGTCTTCTTCGGGCGCTTCGTCTTCTTCCTCGGCTTTACCCGTTTCAGCCATAATCAATTCATAGTTTTTGGCTTTCAAGTCGGTGTTTTCACGTCGCAACTCTTCAATCTCTTGATTGCGCTGTTCAATCAATGCTACCTGACCATCATTATACGATGTAAAGGCATCATTGATATTGGATAGATACGCGGGATAATCTTCTATTTCATCAGTGATACCCGCTAACAGCTCGAAAATGTCCATCGTTTTTACCTCCTAAAAATAAAAGGGCTATCGGTATTAATTATATACCAATAGCCCGTATATTTACAGACAGACCTAACCGTTATAGCTGCGAGCCAGGGACAAGGAGCTGCACCATCAAAAGCCGCAAGGCTTAGTCTATTGATGATGCTTTACAACAACACTAATAATCGGCGGCACTATCTGTATAAGTAATAGTACCATTTTATGCGTTATCATTCAACCAACGTTGCCATGCGCTTGCGGTGTTCTGGCCTAGGATACCGTCAACGGCAACACCTAGAAACTTTTGCATTGCCTTTACGGTTTTTACCCCCATGAAGCCGTCATCTTTTACACCGAATAATCGCTGCATTGCTCCTACGAGATTAGACCCGTTACCACCGTTATAGTTAATAGCGCGTGAATCAATGCGCGGATAATAGCGCTTTTGTTTGGGGTCTTGGTTGCTCATAACACCGTCTACAGGTGTTCCAAAATATCTCTGTGCCTTTTTGTTGGTATTTACACCGATCCAACCGTCAACAGTAAGAGCCCCAGAACCGCCAGACGTTGCAGAAGTGCTAGAACCGCCTGTGGCTATCTCGTTAAACGGAAAATTGGTACCAGGGCAGTCAGTAGCGCATACGTCTTTGTGACGTTGAACCGTACTAATTCCGTACTTGCTTTTAAGATAGCTTACTAATTCGGCGCCTGCCTTGCGCTGCGTATCGCCCATAGTTTCGATCATAAAATCGCCTTCAAAGCAGACGCCCAACGAATCGGAGTTAGAACCTGACGCATGAGCTCCTATCTTGTTTTCAGGACGCAAGCGGTAAATTTTGCCGTCTTTACGTACCAAAAAATGATAACCAGCACCAGACCAGCCATTGTTTAAGTGCCATTGATGGATATCTTCAGCGGTGCAGCTCTTAGCCGCTGCATGGTGTAGGATAATTCGAATAGTGCGTGAACGGTTACTCATGCTCTTAAATGCCAGATTAGTTTCAATGATATTTACGCTCATTTTTTAGTCCTCCTTATTGTCAGTGGTATTTTCTCCGAAAAGCGACAAAAATTTACCTGTTTTTAATTCGGGGTTGATATCCCCTAAATTTTCTAAAATGCTGACAATTTCGGTACACGAGATATAAACGCCCACCCCCATATAGACCGCGCCAAACACGTCAGGCAGCCCCAGAATAGGCATTGACCATTCACATAACCAGCCCAGCAAAAGCGCGAGTATAAAACTCAATTTGTGCATCAAACCTTCTCGCATTTTCGTACTTGATAGCTCGCTCTTAATAGCTGCCTTAATAATTCCCGTCACAAAATCGAGAATTATAAAGAGCATCACAACCAGTGCAACATACAATTCAATTTGCATATATTTACCTCCTAATAGTAAAGGGTCTTTCTTCAAGTATAACGCCTCCCTTTACCAGCCTAGGCACCAATTTATAACATTCTTTCGATAAGTAATTTTTATTAAAACTATTCATATCGTGAATAAGTTTTGGATCATTAGTAAAGCCTATCTTAAAATCATCAAAACGCATTACATCTTTTAGTCCCTGAGGCATACCAGCACAGGTATAACTATAATCGCCATTATCAAGCTGCACAGCATAAGTTTTTGGGCGTATAAAGCGGCACTTTTTGAATCGGTACTCGCAATCAAAATAACCCAGCTTCTTTGGGTCGGTATCCAGCCAGTCGGGCACATCGCCAAACGCTTTTATGCTATCAGTATCGCTATAGATATAGTTATCGCCAAACTTTACCGCCGTTCTAATAAGGTAGTCTCGTGCATAAGCGGTTACAAATGAGGCTATAGGAATATATACTGGGTCGCGCTCGTCACCGTCTACCAGCTTGTATTGCACCACATCATCTTCTAAAACTGGTATTTTCTTCTCACCCTGAATTTTTTGCCCGAACTTTCCATACAATGAATTGTTGCGTAGTTTCGCCTGAAACCGCTCCCCTGGATTAGTTGCGTGCGTCTTATTGTAATTGTTAATATCTATATAATCGTCAAACAAACCGTACTGACTATTAAACTTATACGCGCCCAAAAAGTCGATTATGTTTAAGTCATACATATCACGTATAAGAACCAAATCAACACTAGTAAACCAGCCTATCAAGGGTTCGGTTATATTACGCTGATATTCGCGCGGATTGAATCTCGGATTATCTTTAATTTGGATACACGGTAAACAACCTGGTTTTAACTTAGCGGTGTATTCTATACACGCAACGTAAAGGCCGTCTAATTCTTTTTCGTCCATCACAAATTCAGACAAGCCATACGGGTATGGTTTATAGCGCATCTGGTAAGGGTACATGCTGTTTACATCAAGCGAAACACCGTCTTTTATATATGTCTTGTTTTGGTGGATCGGGTTCACGTATACATAACCGCCCCTATATGATTTTCTAATATCGTGATCCGCTCTCTTTGGCAGAATCGGAAATAATTTCTTGAACTTCTTGCGTTCTATCAGATCTTTATAGGCCGCTAAACAATCGGCTGACGTGGTTAGCTTCGTTCCCATTTTTAGACGCTGCTCTAGCACTTGCGCCAATATGCACACATCGCGGCGCAAGTAGTCTAATTCTTGCAGTGTCAATTCATGCCCCGCTGGTCGATATATACTATAGTCTATTTCGCCTTTAGTCATATCAAGATTGTAGGTATTGGCGGCTTCCGCGAGGGACATAGTTACTTTTTTAAGACTATCAGCAAAAACTACTTCCTTACCCATAGCACGAAACGTTATCGAATAGAACCGTCCCATATCATCAATGAGCGTAGTTAGTTGCATGTTGTCGTTTACCTGGTCAACGTGCTTAAAACCATGTCTTAATAAGTAGTCGATTATAAATTTTCCGTCAAACGCCAAGTTATGAAACCAGATACGCGCATTATTAAAATTTAATATCGTATCTATAAAACTTTCGATTGATACGCCGTAAATAAAACTATTAGTATCTCCTACCATGCAGACACCCCAAGCCCATACAGGGTTTTTGGAAACTCCCTCTTCTGTTGTGTTGGTTTCAAAATCGGCTACATACTCTGCATAATCCATGGTGCTATATGTTCTTTACAGCATTTAAGATTTTCCATACTTGGTCAAACTTAGACCCTTTAGTATCTTCTGATACACCAGACCGCCCCTCGTCATAGTCTCGCTGGTAGCGATAAACCGATGTTAGACTGTCAAAATCGGTATAGTGGTAAAGATAATATATCTGGTCGTCGTTTAAGTTCTCGAGTATTTCGAATAATTCCTCGGTTAAATAGCCCTCATCGCTTAGTCGGTTGGTAATTGATTCAATGTACCCCCTGTTCTGTCGTGTAAGGGCTTCATCAGTCTTAGGAGCGTTTTTAACAGATCTGTTATAGGCTTTAATAGCGTTTTCTAACTGTTCTAATGACTTAAACGGGGTATTGCGCGGTTCTACCTGCGCGACTAGATTCTCTGTTCCACCGCGCCCAAAATCTTCTCGGCTTATTTTTTCTGGTAGATTTTTTGTGATTGATTCTATTGCTGTCACTACATCGTCGGGCTTATTCAGTTCCACATTTTCGCGTATGGCTTCAAGCCTTGCGCGGCGCTCGGCTCTAATTATGTTTCGCTCTGCTTCTGCAATACGATATTCAAAAACTTTTTCATAGGGTAGTGCAATGTTGCTATTTCGTTGCAATACGTAGTTTAATGATTTGCCTTGTGTTTCAATTCGATTTTCGCGAGCGTTAAACTCTCGTAATTGACGGGCGTAGGCGTTTTGCTCACGAGTGCTCATAGTCTGCACTTCGTCCCACGATTTAACAGGTACAGCCATTTGGTTTATTTGAGCGTTCGTGATTCCTTTTTTACGTAGGCGGTAAAGCTTGTTACGCGCGTTTTTCTGTAGTCGTGATAGTTCTTTTTTGGTAATAGCCATACACTGCACCGCCTTAAGTGATAATTAAGCCCCTCCCCAGCTGCGGGGGTAGGGGCTGCCAATAACTAGAATTTATAGAACTTATTACATATCCAAATAACGATAGGTTCGACCGTTGCGCGTTGAACGTGTTTTGGTGACTACCTTAATAGGGTGTTCCCAGGTCTTAGGCATACCATAAGAGTTAATAAGTGCCTTTACTGATTCGTATACGCCCAGTGAAGCAGAAAAATAGCATTCGCCTTCTTGGTCGATAAGGATAACGGCGGGATTGTCCGACTTTTCGCCCTCTTCGTCACCGCCGATAAAAGAAGAGGTGGTGAACGCAATGTCTACTAGATCAATATATGTTCCGTCCATATCTGACAGCGGCGCGGCGGTATTCTGTGCCTTAAACAAGCGGCGTTTGTCCTCGTCAGATTCTACATCGAAAGAGGTTACGATTCCGTAGGCGTTTACTCCTGTTTTGATCGCCTCATCAAAAGAAAGAGTTTCGTTAGTTTCGCGTACGAGTGCGAGTGATTCAGCCATTTTAGTTCTCCTTTACGGTAGCATGTTTAATAAAATCATCTTCGGCCATTTCAAAAACTTTTTCAGTCTTTATAATGCCTTTTAGTGTTGCGAAATCGTTTCCAGTTTCAGCGCGTACCATCTTTAACAATCGCATATCTGAAATAGGTTTTCCCGTATATGTATACACTCCCAAATCTTTTTCGCCGTCTGTGATGGTGGCTTTAACTTCTACAAATTTCTTACGTATCATTTAATTCACCCCCTTGCCCTGTGTCTTTATTCATAAAGCGCCTAGCCGCTTTACAACACTCTTTATATACTGTGTCGGTGTCATAGGCAATAATTCGCTGCTTGCTTTCTACTTTACGCCCTAGGTTGTCACGTTTCCTCATTACTAATATATAGCGTACTTCGTAATAGAAATAATCATAAGTAGTTATGATTTTTATAAATTCGAGTGATGGAAACGTAAGACGCAATGTGTTGTTTACTTCTTCAAGATCTACCATATAAACCAGCTCGTAAATGGTATTGAAAAGAATAATAGAAGTGTTAGGGTTATTAGTGCTTTGTCGAAAGTGGTCATGGTTACCCCATTTCCTTAGATCGTTAAAATAGTAAGCTTGCCATTATTTACCTTGTACTCAAGCCCACAAACACGAAACATTACATAATCGTATGGGTTCGCGGAAGATTCAAGTAATACAATTTTGTTGAATGCAAAACCGAACTTTTTATTAATGTAATTCTTATTAATTTCTTCCTGACTATAAGCTATCATCTTTTCCCCTTTCCCTATCTGGTAGTTTTATTATAGCCGATATTAGCTATAATTAATAGGGTTATTTTTATTACTTGTTTTTATGGAGGTATTTTAGTTATGAATAATTGGAAAGT